AACGCGGTGTAGCATAATAACCCAAGCACGTGTGAGGGTAATGCGCCGAGATGCATCTCGGAGAATTGCGCCAATATGCCGTCACTGCCGGAGCCGCATAAGCACCGAGCAGGGCTGAGGACAGGACCGCGACCAATTTGAAACGAGGGTCGTTTAAAAACTGGCTAAGGTGCGACGGCACCGGCGAAGTAGGACGGCAGGGTCGCTCCCGCCATGCAGGTAATCAGTCCTGCCCCTTGACCAATTTGACACGTGTGGTATACTAGCGACATGATAAAAACTATTCTGTTACTAATTTGTAGCGCATTAGTAGTTCGCGCCACTGACACCGTCCACTTCGCTTGGAGTTACTCCGATCCCATCCAAGAATTTCGAATCTACACAGGAGCCACCCCTCATGCAGGCGAGAACGTTTTCGTCATCCCTGCGGATGCGCGGAGAGCGGGGGTGGAAATCCCGGACAACCACTACGCGTGGATTACGGCGCGCAACAATGCGGGCTTGGAAAGTCTGCCTTCCCCTGCGGTTCAGTATAAGCCCGTCACGGTTGAGTTGGTGGTCCAGCAGAGCAAGGACTTACGCGAGTGGGGCGGTCGTGTCGGGGTATTTATTTTCCGTCTCCCGGATGCGGTGCTCGACACTGTGGAGCAGCGTTTAAACATTACTAAAACGCACGTCGAGGTTCGGGTATTGGGTAATACGTATAGGGTCCCGATTCCAACCGCCGTGGGTAAAAAATTCTTTCGTTCTTTTGTGGCGGCTCAGCCACTTTAGAGGCACTGTTTATTGTGGACAACATTATCGACATAATGCCCTATATCGAGGGCGCGAAGTGGGGTTGGACCGTGGACATGACTCACGCGATCTTGAAGCACGGGAGTGAGGAAACAAACCAGTGCCTGAATCGCGCGCGTGAGTCCTTCGAGGCCGAGCAGCGCAAGATCGTCGATTCCGCCAAACATCTGATATGAACTACGGACGCCCAAGTATCATTACGGTAGGATTGTTGATCACGATCACAGTGGTAGCCTTCGCCGTATCATTCGCACTTTTCTTTTCATGAGGTATCACAATGAGCCAGAGCCATTAGATGACGCCGCTCGCGAGGAATGGTATCGCGCCATGCGCGAGTCGAACAAAAAACAAGTTATGAAAAAATATCGAGTCACAGTCAGTTACAAAGGCCAAGCCACGGTGGACGTGGAGGCCCCCAACGAAGTCGCCGCCGAGGAAATTGCCATCCGCAAGGCCGACGAGTGCATCAACGCGAACCTCCACGTGATGGATGTTAGCATGCAGTCATTCGGCGCGCACGCAGAAGTCGCATGAGAATTTACTTTCACCGAGGCAAGGGATTTTGGGCGGCGATGATTCGCTGGTTCACGCGCTCGAAGTATTCGCACGTGTCCATCGCTTTCGGCGACGAAGTTGTTTACGAAGCCCGGCCCGGCAAAGGCGTCGTCAAGGGACCGCTCACTTCCAACGAAGGCGTGACCCCGTTCATTTTCAAGACCGGCAACTACATCGACGTTTATGCAGTTAGAACATTTTGTGAATCGCAACTCGGAACCCCCTACGATTATTGGAGCATCGTCTGTTTCCTCATTGGAATCAAACCTCGCCGGTCAAAGGCCAAGTATAATTGTAGCGAGTTTACCGCCGACGCATGCGCGACTGGAGGACAGAACCTGCAAGAGCGAGTCGAGTCGTTTAAACTGTCTCCCGACAACCTATCTTGGTCAGCGTCTCTGGTAGTGGATTACGCGCGGAAATTTCAGTGGGATAATCCTATTGACAAAACCCGACCTGTGGGTGTAGACTACCGGGCATGAAGAAAAAATTTCGCAAAGGCGCGCGGGTTAAGTTTCTGTCCAAGGAGGCTATTGGCTCCGTCGTTTCCACGTTCACGCACTGGGGTGGAAATTGGTGCGTCGTCGAAAAGGCTGACGGATTTTTGGTCGTGGAATCCGAATATGATCTCAAGAAAATCCCTCCTTACATCAAAACGCTGCTCGATCTCGCGGTTTACGAAGATCAACAACGTATCGTCGCATCAGTGGCAAAATGTCTTGCGGCCAATTCTCCCTACATGGATATCCTCAAGGGCGGCAAGTGGCCTGCCAACATGGGACGCATATGAAGCAAGACCCTCCGCATTTCGTCGCCCCCAGCGAGGACTGTATGGCCAACCCAGTGCCGGGTTACTGGCGGCAGTTTCTCACGTGCTCGGACGGCCACACCGTGCTAGGAATCGACCAGACGCCCGAGAAGGCAACTGCGCGCGCCATGGAAGCTTTGGCGGTCCATGAAGATTTTCTCAAGCTGCCCGCCGAGGCGCGGTTGAAATACTTTGCGGCTGGCGATCTGTGCAACCGTGATATGAAGGAGTGCATTAAACTCTTGGTTCAGCTTTTAGTAAAATGAATCCGTTCCGAATCGGTGACATTGTCCGCATTGAGATTGACATCAAGGATGGATACGGCGACACGTGGCTGCACAAAGGCGACGAGCGCGACATCACCGGATTTGCCAGCGACGGCAAGGGGTGCTTCTTCGCGTGCGGCATGGGCGCGCACTACGAGCACCTCACCCCGGTTGGCGCGTGCAAAAAGCGCATTGAGACTGCGCGACTGATTGCCGCTTCTAAGAAAGCCGCTAAGGATTTTCCTACTGGACACGGTGTATGAAGAAGCTGTTTAAACGCATGCGCGTCGCTTTTATTCTCTGGAAAGGGTATCATGAGCGGCACAAAAAGATCATGAGGCCAAAGTATTTTTGGGATGCGTCGGCTTTCATTGACATCATCGACGAATAGCGGCACTTTTTGATGTGCGAGTTGCACGTCGATAAAAACTAAAGGAAAATTATGACTAAAATCGTTCTGTCATGGCCCGCGAATCCCGCAGCCGAACAGGTTACCAAGTATCAAGTCTTCTGGTCGCAGAATGGTGGAGCGTTTAGCTCTGCTGGCTTTGCAACTGGTGGAGCCACCAGCTTTGAAATCGTGAGTCCCCCTCCGGGCGTCCACGCGTTCAAGGTGAAGGCACTCAACCTCGCTGGCGCGAGTCCTGATTCGCCAGTAGCCTCTACGCCGGAGATTCCTTCCGCTCCGGGTCAGCCGACCGCTACCGTGGTCGAAAGCTAATCGCTTGGCAAGTTCCGAGGCCGGTCTCCGTAAAAAGAGATCGGCCTTTTTCGTTGACCCGCGACGCAATCCACGGCACTGTTTAAGGTGAAGAAGATTTGGCTTTCTGTGTATGCGCTCGCCCTTGCCGGGCTTATGGTCATTATTCAGGTGCGAGATCGATCTGCGCATCAATATGAACGATTGCAAGAGCAAACGGTAATGGTGAACGGAAACGGCACTGGCACGATCATCGAGCGCGGCCACAATGTGTTCGTCTGGACCGCGAATCACGTGGTGCCTAAGGAACACGAGATCACGGTCAGCAAGACCATTCGAGTGGCGGGAAAGAAAGCGGGCGAGGTGAAGTTTAAAGCCCGTCTATTGGCGCGCGACCCAGTTCGCGACCTTGCTTTGTTTTGGGTGGACGTGCCAAAAGGATACTTTCGCGCCGCGCACATTTCCAGTGAAGAACTTTTAGTCGGTGCCCGGCTGACCCATGTAGGAAACGTTGGCGTAGAAAATTTCGATGAGAGCGTGTCGATGGGCATCCTCTCGCAGAAAAATGTGCAGCCCACGGAAGCCGACCACCCTACGTGGCCTTGGAAGCTGCCCACTGATCAAGGAACTTTTTCGGCGTATTATGGTTCTAGTGGCGGGCCGGTATTCAATAAGGACGGAGAATTTGTGGGCGTGCTCGTAGGCGGACTGGTGGGCAAGGGCTACATTAATTTTGTTCCGGTTCGGGAAATGAAAGATTTTGCGCGGAAGGCGGGAGTGCTTTGGGCGATTCACGAGGGGCGAAGTCCTAGTGATGAACTGTTGGAGCAACTCGCCGACCGTAATGTATTGACAATAACATTCAGCGTAAACTAACATGGATAATGTAGACTACAGTAACACGATTGGAGCGCTAGACGCATTGCGCCAAGAGCAGCAGCGAAAGGCAGAGAAGGGCGTCCGCGTTAATCCTACCGCGAATCCCGCCAGCATAAAGGGTCGCATGACCATAAAGGACCCGGTTGCTGCCAAGCAGGCCGGTCAACTGGTCACGCTGAAGAACCACGCTTTGAAAGTTCGCAACACTCTTGCGGCGCTTCACGACGAGATCAAATCCAAATACGCCGCAGGCGAAGACGTGGATGAAAAGACAATTGATAAAGCGGTAATGCTGCGCCGGAAGTTGGACTACTTTGCCGAGATGGGGAATGAGTTGGTGACCGGTCAAAAGACTTGGGACATACCCGCTAATATGTTTTTGGAGACCGACGAGCGTTTTCCCGAAATCCCGGAAAATCAATCACCCAAAATTTAATATGGTAGGCGACAATCGATATCTCATTATCCGGCGTCTCGTCGAGACGGTCGGTGGCACTCCGTCACCCGGTGATCTGGAAACGGACCTGCTGGAAAAATATCTCACTGCTATTGGCGGAACGCCTGTGCCGGGGGATTCGTTCATCAATCTTTTGGTCAAGATCGTGACCATCAAAGGCGGCACACCTCGCCCCGGTGACAACGAATGGAATCTGCTGATGAAATGGTTGGAAACGGAAGGCCAGTGTCTCTGTAATGGCATGATCATCGATCTCTGGCGCAAGCTGTTGTCGGTTACGGATTCGTGTGGTGAAAATCAACCGGACTCAGTTGTTCTCGCGCAGGCGGGTCCCGGTGGTCCGTTCAACGTTTCGTGGTCTCCGGCTGTTCCCGGCGTCCAGTATATTATCACGCGGTCACTTAACGGAGGCGCGTGGACGGTCGCGGCAGTTGAGGACGGTCTCAATGTTCCGTTTGAAGGCGCAGACGTGGGCGTGGCTAATGGCGACGCGGTGCGTTTTGGAGTCCGCGTGCTAGGCACCGATTTGGATTGTCAGGCAATCAGCAACACGGTTATCGCAGCCGGATTCTAATGGTCGGTGACAATAAATACCTTATACTTCGACGGTTGGTGGAAGCCGCAGGCGGTGAACCACTGGCTGGCGATCTGGAAACGGACCTGCTGGAAAAGTATTTGCGCGCCATCGGCGGCACCCCGGTTCCGGGCGATGATTTTAACGTTCTCCTTCGGAAGGTCGTCATCATAAAGGGCGGAACACCTACACCCGGAGACACCGAGTGGAATCTTCTCGTTAAGTGGTTGCAGACGTTAGACGAGTGCCGCAAGTGCGGTGACATGATCATCGACTTGTGGCGTAGAATTCTGGCCGAGAGCGCGGAACCATCTGAACCCACTGGACCGCCACCGGATGCCCCATTCTTGTCGTGGGTCGGTCCCCAAACATTTTTCGTAAGCCCGACATTGGCCGGAGGTTTTTTGGAGATTCAGCACGGTCCCGCCGCCGAGGGGCCTTTCACCGATTTTCTTGACGGTATCGCCACGCCCGGTGCAGATTACCTGCTCGATTTTACGGGCGAGGGAGAGCCGGGCGGGTTGTGGTATCGCGGGCGGGTTTCGATTGATCAATCCAATTGGTCGGAATGGGGTTCTCCCGCTTGGGACGATAATTCTTGACGGCTATTGACAGCCATGCTATACTGGCTGCAATGAACGTAGTCGGATACATTCGAGTCAGCAGCAAGGGCCAAATGGACGGTGACGGCCCCCAGCGTCAGATGGACGCCATCAAGAATTTTTGCACCGCGCAGAATTTGTCGTTGCTCGCGACTTTCACCGAAGAAGGCGTCAGCGGTTCCGTGGAGGGAATGGAACGAGAATCGTTTTCCAACATGGTCTCGATGATCGTCCACAAGGGTGATGTCGGTGCGGTAGTCGTCGAACGATTGGACCGTCTTGCGCGCGATCTCATGGTCTCGGAGATTCTCTTGAAGGAATTGCGTTCGCGAGGCATTAAGGTTTTCGCTGCCGATCAGGGCGTGCTTATTGACATGGCCAACGAACAAGGCGACCCCACACGTAAGTTGATTCGTCAGATTATCGGCGCGTTGGCCGAGTGGGAGAAATCGCAACTCGTGTTGAAACTTCGAATTGCTCGCGAGCGGAAGAAAGCACAAGGATTTAGAATGGGGGGCTATCAACCCTATGGTCAGAATCAAAACGAGCGCACGATTGTGGGTCTTATCAAGTTGTGGCGGGGGCAGAAATTTACGTTCGAACGCATTGCGGCTTTGTTGAACGAGTCGGGGTTCCGCACTCGTGTAAACGGTCTGTGGAGCCGAGGCCGGGTGTGTGATCTTTACAATTATCATATGAACAACAAAATGAAAGGAAAAAATAAATGAGAGGCGCTTACTACCAGTATCTGCGCATGAATGGCGTAGGTCGTTATACCGACGCAGTTGAGGCGGTCAACAACAAACGCAAGGCCGATTCGGTTGCCCGATTGGCCCTTAAGAAAGAGGAAGCCGAATTGCGCCGCGCTCGCATCATGAACGATGCGGAACCGGCCTACCAGAACGGTCACCCCAAGGATGCGGAAAAAGGAAGGTCGCGTCGCAAGCCGCCCGTGATTTCGCCGCCCAGCGCGGATTAGTCCAAGCCGCTTAAGGCTCATGCCGGAGGTCCCAACTTCCGGCATTTTTTTTTCATTTTGGCGTGGCAGTTGCTCTGTTTTGGAGGCACTGTTTATTAGAGAGCACGTGCGGGTCGAGTAACTCACCGCAAAGCGGGGCCGCTCTTGGTAGAACAAAGCCCCGCTTTTTGTATTTATGGACATATTCGCTTATTATGACTGTTCCCTTGACGCCCCCGAAGTTCAGCCAGCGTGGGTGCCCCTGTGGGAACGAAGCTGGCGCGCACGAGGCTGGAACCCCCGGCTGATTACTGCCCGGCATGCGCGGCGTAGCAAACTGTATGCGCACTACAAGAATAGACCGTTAGCGATGCCGTTGCTCGCGCTTCACGCGGTAGGTGGCGGTTGGCTCTCGCGGCTGGAGGTCATCAATTTCAGTTTCGAACCCAAGGCCCTGTCAAAATCATTTACGGCAGTTGGTCCCGGAATTTTTCAAGCCACTCGGCCCGCTCTTGAACGGTATCTTAAGACCGGAAAGCGAAGCGTGGCGTGTAGCGCATGGTGCAGCCTTTACGGCGAGGCGTATTGGCTGAAATCTCAATTGGTTTCATTCGCGAGTCCCGAAGAAGCGCTCGCGTGCGGGCGAGAATTCTAATGCTTCCCGAGCCGCTAAGACCCTTTGCCGCGCACGTCGCGAGGCTAGTCCACAATCACGATCTGCTTGAGGCATCGCGCGCCGTGAACGATTTCTGTGCTCTTGGTTTGAAGATCGACACAGACGACCCGAAAAAGGTCCTGCCACCGCTTCAACATTATTTACATTATCTGCTGAACAACAACGGTATGGAGGAAGCCGCGCAACTGTTGTGGACGCCAAACCAGTTCAGCCCCGAGCCGCAATATACCAAAGACCTGTGGAAGCTGTTCGATGAGTCCAGTCTGGGTTTGATCATGGGCGCGGCGTCGTGCTCGAAGTCGTTCGGTATTGGCGTTCGGTTGTTTCTCGAATGGGTTCGCGACCCAGAGTGGACGCGCATCTCGGTCATCGGCCCCAGCGAGGACCATTTGGAAGCCAACCTTTTTTCGCATCTGGTGCGGCTGCACGAGAGTGCTTCGCTGGAGATGCCGGGGGAGGTAGGCGAATTGTTCATCGGGCTGGACCGTAGGAATCAGACGGCGTCGTGTCTCAAGGGAATGATCATCCCAGTCGGCAAAGTTAAGAAGGCCGCGCGATTACAAGGTAACAAGCGCATCAATCGTGTGCATCCGCACCCGGTGTTCGGGCCACTGTCGCGTCTATTTATTTTCATCGACGAAATTGAAAACGTGCCGGGCGGTTTGTGGAATGACGTGGACAACGTCCTATCGCAGATTCAGGAAGAAGGCCCCGAGGGCTTTAAGATTTTCGGCGCGTATAATCCGACTAATCAGAACGATGAAGTCGGCAGGCGAGCGGAGCCAGTTTTTGGTTGGTCGAATTTCGATCATGAGGTGCATTTCCGATGGAAGTCTTCGCGCGGGTGGGAAGTGCTGCGGCTGTCCGGCGAAAAGTCAGAGAACGTCGTGCAGAACAAACTCGTGTTTCCCGGTTTGCAGACGCGCGCCGGTCTCGAAGTCATTGCGCGTAACGCGGGCGGACGTAATAGCGCAGGGTATTACTCGATGGCGCTTGGAGCATATCCACCATCGGGAGTTGAGCTTACGATCATTCCTCCGGGTATGCTGAACAAGTGGCGTGGCACTTACATCTGGTATTCCGACCCGCAACCGTGTGGCGCGTGTGATCTAGCGCTCGAAGGCGGCGCGGCTGCGTCGTTCACGCTCGGCAAGTGGGGCAAGGCTACCGGCTACAAGCTCCCACCGTCCATAGATTTTCCTGAGGGGCAGACGATCATGTTCAAAGACCCGAAGACACACGTCGTTACGCCCCGGTTGGCAATTCAGGTTACAAATCAATTTACGTTGCCCAAGGGCGACACTGTGGCGATGAAAGATCAGTTGATCAAGCTGGTGCGTCGTTCGGGCATCAAACCCGAATATTTTGCATGCGACCGCACAGCGCACGGGCAGGGTGTGTCCGATCTTCTGAAGCACGAATGGAGCGCGGCCATTCACGCGGTCAACTACTCCGAAAGTTCGACCGAGTCAAAGATCATGCAAGAGGACACGCAGACCGCCTATGAGCAGTATCTTTATGTATGCACGGAGCTTTGGTTTGCGTTGCGAGCTTTCGGTGAATTTGGTTACGTGTTGATCGACCCCGCTGTTGATCTCACAAAGCTCACACCGCAGTTGACACAACGGAAGTATCGTAGCTCTGGTGCCAAGACCAAGGTTGAGTCCAAAAAAGATTTCATCAGTCGTGGTAACGCATCGCCGGACGAAGCGGATTCTCTAACGTTGCTCGTGCATGCGGTCCGAAAAGGAACTGCGTCAATTCCGTCCATGCAAGGTTCGGACCCGGAGGACGTAAATGAGGAAGACGCGTGGTATAATCAGTATCCGGGTGGCGCGCGCATAGACCCTACAAACCAAACAGAGGTGTTGTCGTATGAAGATGCGAATCAATACTAATTTATATCCCCGCGACGGTTACGTTTTCAAGAACCCGGATGGGGCCATTATTCGCAGCACAAAGGGCTGGAAAGATTTAATAGCTCGCGTGCGCGATTACCGGCGAATGAATAACATGCCGCCCGGCGACGTAGAGAATGAAGTTCACGTGCAGGCGTGCCAGAACAATCCGGCGTATTGTTACGATGCTAGTAACGTGGTCACGAATGTGCCGAACCCACCGCAGCGCACTCTCAAGAGTAGTGTGTTGGCGTGGTTGGCCGATGTGCGACGCCGCAAGCCGGAGATTCAGTTCGTGTCTGCGGAGTTAGCGGCTGCGCGCGCGAACATTTGCGCCACGTGTCCGTTCAACAAGCCCCTGCCGAGCGGTGGATGTTCTTCGTGCAAGGCCGCAATCGGCGAGATACGCGCGCAGGTGCTGGACAGAAAAAAAATCGACCCTCGGTTGCACACGTGCGAGCGACTGGGAGTAGACAACGCCATGCTGGCGCACATGGAACATCCCACGATGGAGAATCCGAATTTGCCAGACCATTGCTGGTTTAAGAGAAAATGATTTTTCGTTGGCACACACCTTTTCGTTACGTCGCTGCGCAAGTGCGCAGGTTGTGGGCGTGGATGTTGGACTACGAGACGTTGGTAACAGATGCGCAGTGGGGAGACCGTCGCGAAATTTGTTCTCAGTGCCCGGAACTTGTGAATGATGAGCAGTGTCGGATTTGCACATGCTATGTGGATGCGAAGGCCATGTTGGCACTGGAACAATGCCCGAAGAAGAAGTGGAAACGGATATGGACAAAAAGGCATATAAACGGCACTAATTCATAGAGCTTTTATGGCAGACCCAAAAGATTTGGCAGTAGATGGTTTAATTCAAAGCCCCGCTATTAATAAGGCGGGAGAGCCTACCCAGCGCAGCATCAAGGACCTGAATATGGCCCAAGAGGTGGTGAAAACCATCGTCGCAGCGGCCCGAAATAGACAAATTGTCAACAATCGCATCCTCGCAAAGTATAACGCTGAACGTCCTCATGACCCCGCTCGGTTGCAGGCCGAAGGTCTCGGATGGAAGCAGAATTTTACCACGAAGCCATTGCCGGGCATGATCGAGAAGGTTGCTCCCCGGTTCGTCCGCGCGGTTAACGCCCAAAAGTATCTGACCAATTCTTCGCTCAACTCTGAGAAGTGGCACAACTCGGTGGAGAAGACGGAAAAGTTTCGTGCCGCTATTTCCAAAACCATCCGAGCGCGCAAGGGCTGGAAGACTTTGATCGAGGATATTGCGTTTGACAATGCACTGTTCGGAAACACGGTGGTGGCGTGGCTCGACGAGTTTACTTGGTTTCCGAAACACTTCAAGCAGGACGAATCGTATCTCTCGGACGGCACCAAGCAACTTCCGTCCATGGCTCAGGTTGTCGTTCTCCGCGAAACATTCATGCCCCATGAATTATTTTCATATATTCAAAACCGTGAGGCGGCTAAGACAGTCGGGTGGAATATCCAAGCGACGACTGACGCAATTAACAAAGCTTCTCCGCAGCAGGTTCGCGAGAGGCTTGGCGACACGTCCAACGAGACGTGGTATCAAAACGCCATCCGGGAGTTGACGGTCGGCGCGTCTTACATGGCCGGAGCAAACGTGATCAACGTCTACTCACTTCTGGCCCGAGAAGTTTCGGGCAAGGTGTCGCACTACCGGCTCGCCGGTAACGAATATACAGAAATTTTCAGCAAGGATGATCGCTTCGATAGCATGGACGATTGCATTTCGTTTTTCGCGTTTCAAAAAGGCAACGGCACGATGTATGGCTCCAAGGGCGTGGGCCGGGACATCTACGAGTTGGCGGGTATGATCGACCGCACGCGAAATGAAATTGTTGACCGCTCGCTTTTGTCCGGCAAGACTTTGGTGCAAGGCGACATCAAACGTATTCATACTTTCAAAATGTCGGTGATCGGTAACATGGTCATCATCCCCACTGGATGGAACGTGCTCGAACAAAAGTTCGATGGCAACGTCGAGGAATTTATTCAGTTGGATGGATTTTTCTCAACCGTGGTGGACCAATTGATCGGGTCCACGTCGCCGCCCAAGATCGAAGGCGAAGCTTTCCGGTCTCCGGCTGCGGTGAACCTCTACGCGGAGCGAGAGGAAGAACAGCAGGACGTTCGTATCGCTCGTTTCTTGGAGCAGTTCGTTGATCTCGTTGGCACGATGCAGAAGCGGCTGTGCGATTCGGAGACCGTCGAAGCGGACGCGAAGGCGATGCAAAAAGAATTGCTTAACGTCATGTCGCGCGAGGAATTGAACGAGCTTGCGAACCAACCCGTGGCTGGGACGATCACGGACTTGACTCCGTTGCAACGGCAGCTTGTTATATCGCTGGCGGCAGAGAAGAAAGGCAACCCGCTTTACAATCAACGGCAGCTTGAGGTGGAAGACCTGACCGCTCGGCTGGGAACGGATTTTGCGAATCGGGTTTTGATTCCCGAGAACGACCCGACTATGCAGGCCGAGCAGCAACGGTTACAGCAGATGGAACTGTCGCTGTTGAGCGTTGGTCAGTCTGTGCCGGTGAGTCCTCGCGACAATCACATGATTCACTTGGAGGTGGTCATGCCGGTGGCCGAGCAATTGGCGGCAGCGATTATGCAGGGCGGCGCGGAGACAACTCAGTTGGAACCCATTGTGATTCACATCACGGACCACTATAATCGCGCGGTG